TATTTGTGAACCAAGTGCTCCTAAATAAGCATTGTATATATTTGAAAATTGATTTTCAAAATAACTTCTTTGCCTAGGAGAACCTGACGCAAACGACTGCCCTGCAGGGCTTGAATAATAAGCCGCCTCAGGAACTTGCTCTAACAAATCACTCCAAGGGTTTAAATTACCATTTGGCATTACCATAATTTTTCTCCTTTAATTACCCGTAAATTCCGCCTAGATTTTGTGCTTGTGCGTATTGCAAGAAATTACCCAAAGGGTTTTGTTGCATATATCTTCCATACAAGTTGTTTATTATGTTTGAAGTTGCTTGTTGGAACGGCTGTGCTGTTTGCTGTACTATTGGCAAAGCGGCGGCTTGTGCTTGCAAGTAAGGGTTTTCAAGTAAACTACTTCTTAACGCTTCTTGTCTTGCTGCTTCTTGAATGTTTAAAGCTCCTCCTTGCTCTGCTAGTGCAGCTATTTGAGCAGGAGTTTGATTTAACACGTCTGCAGCTCCTGTAGTTAAGCTAGTTAAATAATTAATGTCTAACGGATTTTGCGTTCCTCCGTATGCTCCGCTTATAAATCTTTCAAAAGGATTTCTAAATTCTCCGCTTATTCCTCCTCTTGCAATTACGTCTTGTCTTTGTTGAGGACTCATTCCTGCGTACGCTCCTCCTGCTGTTGCTATTTGTGTAACAGGGTCTATATATTGCCCGCTCAAAGCTGCACTAAGTGCAGGAGACCCCATTTCAAATTGAGGGTCTCTAGCTAAAGTGTACGCTGTTTGTAAATACGGAAGTTGAGCATATTGTGCTTGTCTAAACCTAGGGTCTTGAAATCGTCCTGCCTGAAATCTTTGAAAAACTTGAGCAGGAGTAGCTGCTTGAGTACCTAATAGCACGTCATAAATACTTTGTCCTTGTTCTGCTGTAGTTGGTGGTAGTGGGTTAAAATTTAAAGGGTTTGTGTTTGCTATTGTAAATAAATTACCTGCTGTAGCGTCTGCGTTATTGTTTGGGTCAACACTTGTGTCTGCCGAATCACTTCCTGTACTTGTGTTTGTTATAGTAGTTCCTGCCATGTTAGCCATGTCCATGTCCATATTGGTTTCGTTTGCTATTTGATTTTTAGTGTTAGCTACAGACATGTCAACAAAATCTTTAAAAGCAGAGTTACTTGAATCAACATTCGGGTTTCCACCAACTAGTTTAGCTAAAGTTCCTGACGCTAATGTTTGGCTAACAGGAACATTTTGTTCATTTCCTTGGTCGTCCATTGTAGTCACTGTAGTCTTAAGTTGCGAGCCTTCGTTTAATCCTACGTCGTTTAATATTTGTAACCTTGCTTTAGCTTCCGCTTCTGCTCTAACTATTCTGTCAAGCTCTACTAAGTAAGCAGAGCTTCCCGAAACTCCTTTTGCTAAAGCTTGTTGGTGCATTTGAGCAAGTGAAAGGTCGCCCCCTTCAATTCTTCTTAATTGTCCGTCTTGAAAATATTCTCTTGTTGCCATAATAATACTCCTTATCTGTTATTTCTAGCGTTTGGTCTTGGTGTGTTTGGAGCTACCATGCCCTGAGGAGGTGTAGGTGTTGGGGGTGGTGCACCTGTCATTGCGTTAGGTAAAGACCTTGGGTCTATACCTCTAGCTCCGTTTTGTTGCTGAGGCTGAGGCGGTTGCATTGCCTGTTGTCTCTGCATTAATTTTTGTTGTAATAAAAACACAAGTTCTCCAATATATATTTGTGCTAAATCATCTCTGCCTCTTCTTTCTGCGGCTTGCACCTGTGAAAGCAAAGTTGCTTCAGGGAGTAATCTTTCTCCTTGTTGCTCTTTAATAGAGGCGTCTATTTCATCAGTATCTTGTAATCCTAAGATTCTGTCTCTGATATATATGTCAGGCAACAACGGAGTCTGACCGTCTCTTGCTATCTGAGCCATGCTCATCTTCGACATATCGTCTTGTGGGAGTTGACCAACAAAACTCAACTCCATATCTCCTGCGATTTCTACAATTTCAGGGGATATTTCTTCTTTAAAATAATCTCTGTTCATGTCCTGACCTGTAAGTTCCATAGGGGCAAATGCTCCTGTAACATATTGGTCGCACACTAACATAAGAGCCTGTTTAAACGCTTCTTCTAACGCACTAAGCCTAGGTTGGATAACTCCTGTTATTCCCTGCCTTAATGTATTAATTGCAAATCCTGATAACTGAAATGGTAAGTCTCCGTAAATACTGTGAGGAAATCCTCCTCTTTGCATTTCTCCTGAAACTAACGCCATGTAAGCTCCTGATTCCCTAGAAGATTCTAACATTCCCAAAGGTTGTACATCTTCGCCTTGTGCCAAAGATATTTCTGTACCTTCTTTGTAAGGGTCTTCGTCTAAAGTCTTGCTACCGTCTCTTGATATAATTTTCATTCCTTGCTTTCTAGCACGGGCTGTAAGTTCTAACATAACACTCATCATAAAGTTATGTTTCTCGTAAGATTCGCGGTTGTGTTTAAACACGCTTTCGCCCATATCTGCAATAGTATCGGTAATAGTAACGCCTTGTTCGTTTAACGCCTGTATCATAGGGGTTGAACCTACGGGAGCTATAAACACAGGAACTCTAGGAGAACCGTGTGGTGTAGCTTTTTTAATTACTCTTCCGTTTTCAAGAACAACCATGTTTACTTCTCTGTCGTAATAATCATAAATGTTAATATAATCTTCGCTAGGGTGCATGCTTCCGTCTAGTCTGACGTTATAAGATTGTTCTATGTCTGTTTTTGACTTTCTAATCCTGTAACATGCCCATTCAAGTCCGTTGTCTGACGTCCCCCAATAAGTATGAAGTGCGTCCCAAGGAGTAATGTCTACAATAGTTTTTCCGTTAACGTCTTTTGTTAACAGGCTTCTGCCTGCAAACCAACCTCGTAGTGATATTTGCCAAGACAATACATCTTTTATAGAAGGGCGTAGTGACATTTTTTGTCTTTCGTCAGCAGATTTCATAACACCTATCATAAATTTTTCTTTCATGTTATTTGCCTGACGTTGTTGTTGGTCAGCAGAAGTGTTAGGAACTCTAATTACCATTTCACTTCCCACCAAATAATCTACAACTTTATCTGCAAACGTGCTTGGTTCGTTAGAAGTATAAGACTGAAATCCGTCTCCTGCGTCATAAGGGTCAAGAGTATACAGTTGGAAGTCTTCTTCCATTCGCCTTCTTAAAGGTTCTGTTGACTCGTGGTGCGATTCCACCATGTCTATTATTCTGTTAGCCGTAAGTCTTTTTTTACGAGCCATTTAGTTACCACCTTTTAACTCTAATAGTATTTCTGTTTTCAATATGACCATAACCAAATTGATTAATCAAGCCATAAATTAACGCTTTAACACCATGATTATACTTGTCTTCGGGTTGATTGCCAACTATGTTTCCGTCCCTGTCGGTTTTCCACTTGTAAACTTTAGTCTGTCCGTCAAATGGATTAGGGGCAGCTCCAAATTCTGATAATAAACCTTTACATCTAGGGTCAACAACTAACCTAGGCTCTTTAGTAACAGGGTCTATTTTTAATGCAGACTTTAATCTTTCAGTCCCATCATTAATTTTAATTTTTTCTCCTGACATATAAAGTCCTGCTTGGTCTAACCATAGTTCTGCAACTGCAGGCATTGCCTGATGTTGATATCCTGCAATGTCTGTTACGCCGTATTGAACATCTTTCCACCATGGTCTGTGTTTTGCTATTTCAATTATTTCTTCTGTGATAAGTTGTTGTTCGTATATTTCGTCAATTACATAAACATGGTCATCAAATATTTGTACTATCATACAGGCATAAGCTGAAGCGTAACCGTGGTCAATCCATATATGAACAGGGTGGTCTTCTGTGTATTCAAGTTCTCTGACATGTATGTCAGCTCTGAACTCAGGGAACACTTGTCCTATAGGAGGAGAGGGTATGCCTTCGATTCTTTCCATGTAAAAATCATCTGAAGAAGCGTTTTTTAATTTTAATATTTCAGGGTCGTCTTTGCCTTCAGGGTACAAGTGAGAGTTAGAATAAGAAGGGAGGGAATAAGATTGTTCGTCACTAGACCCGTGTTGCCATGCAAGGTAAGTCTGTGGATACCAACCTAGTGACCCTTCAAAAGTTCCTGATAAAAATAACCACCCTCTTTTAGGGGCTGTTCTACCTCTAAGTCTAAAAAATGTTTCTAGGTCTAACTGACTTGCCTCACAGCCAATAATACCGTCGGGTGCTTTCATAGCAAGTGTACGAGGGTCTTTAGCTGATTTGGTTTCTATAACAGTACCGTCTGCAAGTTCAATTCTTGCAGGGTCTACTCTTTTTGAAGCTTTCTTTAAAACTCCAAGAGTTGCAAAGTCCTGTACTAAGTATTCGTACTCAGCTCTTGTTCTTTCGTAATCAGCAGCAACTAACCAATATAGCCCTGCTCCTTCAGTTTCAAATACTCTTGACAGTAAATACTTAGAAGCAATCATGCTTTTTCCTGCCTGCTCCCCTCCTGCTACTAAGATATAGCGTTTGTCAGAATATAAAATAGGTTTTTGAAGCTCGGTAGGCGTAAAGTCTACTTTGTCCCAAATAAATTCTTTTATTTTTGTGAGCTTATTGCTCGGTGTCTGTAACAATTCCTTTGTCCCTTAACAATGTTTCTACTTCGCTTTCAAGTGTTTCGGTTTTTTTAGTTTCTTGTTTTTCTTTACTAGCTTTTTTAACTTGTTGTCTAAACTCTTGCATTAATTCTTTGGCAGGGTCGCCTGCTTGTGAATCAAATCTTCTGTATTTACTAGGGGCATTAGCGTTTAGTAACGCTAAAAGCAACGTAGGGTTAGCTTTGTAATCTTTATTTTTAGCCATTTCTGCAACTAGTTCGTGAGCGTAACCTTCTAATTGTTCTACAAAACGAGTCCTTGATTCTTCAAAAGCTTCTCTAAAAGCTAAGTCGTTATCACGCCAATACTTAACTGTATTCCTGTGAATCTCAGTTTCTCTGCACGCTCCCTTTATAGTTCCTTTTTTTGCATAGGCTTTTAAGAACTCTTTTTGTCTC